ATAAAGCTTCGCCAGCCATTTTTGCATCAGTCGCCCATTTAATCATATTATCAAAAATGTGAATCGTAGCAATTTTTTCTAGTCGTTGCCAGTGCTGGGTGAGTTCACCGGACTCTTCTCTCATAGCACGAACAGCGCGTTGAATTTCATGTTGAGTACTAATAAGACCTTTAAATGTTTCGCCGACTTTATTTATAACGCCCCAAAAAAGCATCATTGAGGTATACCAACGAACTTGGTACATAAATAAATCAGCAAAGTTATTACGGGTTGTTTTAACAGTATTAGTTAAACGTTCCCAAATAGATAGAACATTTTTAGAAGCGCCCGCTAGTCTAACTCCAACATCTGCTACAGCTCCCTTTAATTCTGCTGGGGCTTCTTTGTCACGCTCTAATGCTAAGCCGGTTTCACCCAACTGCTCTTGTTTCTGTTTAATAGTTTCAAACAATCTAATACGAGTTTGTTGTGCACCTATTGTACCTTTACGCGTACCAGCGAGTTCAGCATCCTTAATCAACATCTCGATTTCTTTAATTAAACTTCTTGCTTCATCTCGAGACTTTTGAATGCCAGCTACTAAGTTTTGAGAAAACCGACTTTCAGTTGTTGCGCGAGTTGTAGTGTCTAATGAAGTTAAAACGCCTCGCATAAACTCTTGCATTGGTGCAAGACCTTTCATAATTGCGGGAGGTAATGTAGGCGCAATTAATCCAGCGTCTCCAATTGATTTATGAATACGTTCAAAGTTTGCAATAGTTGCATTCAATCCTTTAGGTTCTACAATACCTAGATCAAATGATGCGTTTAACTCACGAAATGCTTCTACATTTCGTCTCATGCCAGAACCTAATTGAGTCAACTGTTTAGGCGTGGAAAGAAGCTTTTGAAATAAGTCATCAATTGTAGCAGCAGGAGCTCCAATACCTGAGAACATTCCTCCAGGAGCTTCTCCTGTTGTTTTCCAAGCAGATGTAATTAATGATTGGGCGGCTATCCCTCTACCGGCAAAAGCAGCCTCCCCTACTTTAGCTGTACTTGCCGCACCATAGGGACCCATACTCTCTGAAGATTCAAGCTTCGCCATGCGATAGGCTTGACCTAATTCTCGAATCGTAGTGATCTCACGTTTATGCAAATCATCAATTAGAAATTCAGTATTCATAGTAGCAGCTACAGTTCTTTCGAGTTCCATAAAAGCTTTGTTTAACATATTAACAACGCCTAATAATTCCCTCTTAACTGTAGCGGATCTGGATTCGTCACCTGATTCAAGCGCGGCTTGATACTCTGGGATTGCGGTTGCAAGGTTTTGTTTTAAATCTGTAATATGCTCTTGCAATTGAGAAAACGTTTTAACTTTCTTATCATCTGAAGCAGTCGAATTAAACTTTTCAACTTGGGCATCCAGACTGTTAGTTGAAATTCCTGTCTTAGCAACTTCATTCAATAATCCAAAAACCTGTTGACGGGCTGCTTTTGCTAACTCACCCCATACGGCAAGTGGTTGCCCTTGTTTATTAATCGCGTGCCCGATAGTTTCGATTTGATCGTTGAGCATAGTGAAAGGATCAACTAGGCCCCGAATATTGCGCACGGCGGCTGATTCTCCACCACCGCCAAAATCAAAAAGTTTAGCAACAACGGCATTAGCCCCACCAGATTTAGCTGATTGCTGTAATTGATCGACTACTTCTTTTTCAATCGCTCCAGCAGCTTGACCTACACCAACCCCTTTCATCTCAGCAATCTGACGTCTTAGTGCGGCAACCTTGGCTTGAGTCATTTCATCAATACTACTGACAACAGCCTTCTTAGAACCTTTCACAGAATCTGAAACCATNACGAGATCTTCACCAGCAGCGACAGACGCCAAAGCCTCAGGCGTACCCGTTGGAGTAGTTAAACTTTTACCTCCTTGGGCGGCTTCTTGTTTCCGAACTTTAAAAATTACATTTTGTTTTGCTTTATCTAACGCAGTTAAGGCATGTTCATAATTCAAACCCTTAACAATCATCTTTTCGGAAGAAGCTGAAACGTCTAATTCTCCAGGCACTAGTTCAGATGATAACTCGCGATGAAGCTGCGCAACCTTACGCTTTAACGCACCCATCCTTGATTCAATCTGTTTAAGAGTCCAATTAGACGCACGTTCAGTTACTTTCTCCATTCCTGGATAAGTTTCGGGACTGGCTTCTTCAATACCTTCAAAAATAGCCTTCATAGCTCCTTTCATATGAACAGCAAGCTTAGGAGTTTCTTGTTGCCATCTTGACGGCATGATTTCAGGTGCAACAGATGGTAACTCAGTACCTTTATTATAAGCTTCAATTCTACGCTGATTAATCTCCTTACCAATCTCTTTAAAAAGGTTACCAACTGAAATGCGCGCCCGTTGAATTGACTTAAATCCAAAACCAGATTCTACAATCTCAGTAACATATTCACCAAGAGCTCCTTTGATCTGCATTAAACGATCAAAAGGAATTGAAGACATTAAAGATTTCTTATCGCCACCAAATAAAAGTTCACCAATACCTTTCGATGCAATCGGCTCTTTACCTATTGCAGACGGTAACTTCATCGCCTCTTTAACTGCAGAATAGATTTGACTTGGGTCGCTATCCTCTTCTTTAAGAATATTTTTCAGGCGGCCCTGATATGCTCTTCTCGCCTGCTCAAGCGATAAAACATTATATGAAGGGCCTTTACCTCCTTCAAAGTAATACTGCTTGTCAGGGGTACCTGAAGTAAAAGTTTTAGTTAGGTTTGAAAGACCGCTTTGGGTTTTTGCTAACCATTCAGGAGTTACAACTCCTCCCGATTTCTCTAATGACTCCACAGAGTTCTTCATAAAACCAAATGATCTAGTAGCGTGCATTAGTGAAGTTTGAGCGGTATCAAGACTTAAAGCAACAGATGACATCCGCGGAGAAAGCTCGGCAGAGTATTTAATCGCTTCACGTAACTTTTGAATAAGAAAACCTAATGCTTCAGCGTTCTTCATTACGGGTTGATAAAAGGTATTAAACTCACCAGGTGTGCTGAGTTGATGTGAAGCAAACTCTATAGCTCTACCATAACTTTGAGTCTTTGCAACGACTTGATCAATTAACTCCAAGCGCCCAGTACCAAACATATCTGCAACACTTAAAGGTTTACCTTCACCATGTCCAGGTGGCACAAAAATTTCGACCATTTCTTTTTGCCACTTATTACCCACGAGCTTACCAATACGTTTACCGCCTGACATCTTCTCAATCCAATCTTCAAGCGGCATTGCAAGTTCGCGCTCAGGAGGGGCAAATCTACTACTAATAATTTCAGGTAAAGCTCCACGCTCAGTCGTCTTCAACATTTTACCAACGACTTTATCTACATTATCGTGAAATGTTCTATATTCAGTACTTAACGCTTTAACGGCGGGTAAATGATCAGAATTTAAACGAATCGTATATCGATCCATATCTGACATTATTTTTCTTAATTTATCACCGCCACTTGAAGTTAGCCCAACTGTTGATGACTCGTGCAACAACTCGACCATTTTAATAATGTTATCTGTCATCATAGATGAATTACGCCCAACATCGCCCGCGCCTCTGGCAAGACGCGCGAGTTGCATTAGAGCGTCGCTAATGACTTGAGAGAAGTTTAGTTGCCGCGCAAATGGCTCTAAGCCAGTAGCAAACTTATCGTAAGCGTCTTTAATTTGAGATTGATCTACTAGCGAGACTTTTTTAGCCGAAATTTTGGCCATTGCATCATCATACTGCTTTTGTAATTTATCTAAATAGCTCTGCCACCTTGTAAGCTTTGTCTGGCCGTATTGTCTTACATCCAGATTGGATTCATGCTGATAATCTTCCTTGGGTTTCTGGGTGCGTAGGATTTCGATCTTTTGTTGAATGGCATCAGCTTCTGATTGCAATTTTTTAATTTCGCTTATAGATTTTTCAGCAGTCGAAAAACCTTTTGAGCGCATAAAGTCATCTGCCATCCCCCTAAATTGTTTGCGGAGTGGTTCAAGTTCAGGAGCATATTTTACCATTTGATCAAACTTAGTATTTAACTCTCCAACGACCGTTTTAGCGTTACTTAATTGATGTCCGGACAATTCTGGAGAAGTAAAAATATTGCGAAGATCGTTAACCAAAGGTTGCACTCTAAAAGCACCACTCATCTCAGAAGCTTCGGTATTAATCTTTCTATAGTGATTACCAACATTTGTGAGTGATAATGAAAGACTCGAAATTTCTTTTTCAAGTTTGGGTAAAGTTTCGGCTGGAGCCGTATCTAGAGTCAACATAAGACTTTGGATACGTCCGATACGATCTTCAAACGCTTTTAAATAAGGAACTTTTTCACCAGCCGCCGTTTGATCGCCTAACCTAAATTGAGGTCCAATGCCCTGTGTTTTTCCAGCAGCGTCCTTAACTCCTACAATATGATCAATCACTTTTTTCCAAGGTTTAGCAATATCATCGCCCATTACTTCAATGACCTTACCAAACTTAAATAAAGTCTCTTGAGCTTTGAATGTAGTATCAGAAAGTTCGCGCTTCACGTATCCCGTTGCATTTCCAATACTTCCTTTTAAGCGTTCCGCAAAATCAAATGATTCTGGACCTACCCGCATGACTGGCTCATAAATAATTGAGTTAATCTGTTTTATCTTTTCTACGATAGAAGGCATCTCAGAGGCATCACGTTTAACGCCCCCAAATAATTGACTAGCTCTACCTGCAAGACTATCAAAGGTCCCGAACATTGAAAGCAACGGTTTATGTTGTTCAGCTGCTTGTTTAACAATAGCTCCAGTAGTAGTAAGCTCTTCATGGAACATCTCTGCAGATTTAGCGGAGGCACTGTATGCAAGATCAAGTCCCGTAATTGTTTGATGAAATTCTTCAATTGCTTCTACACTACCAGGAGCACCCTCAGGATGATAGTCTTCCGCTTTATAGTATTTTCTAGGTAGCGCAACATCAGATTTTACCCCAGCTTGAGTTGGAGGACCAAACGTTATTGGCTTAGCTTGCATGTGGGCTAACTGCCCTTCTAAATCCTTTATTCTAGCCTTAGTGAAATCTGACTGATCCCCTAACTTTTTGAGATTTGCAATTTCCTTCTCCATACCCTGAAGTGATGTGGATGAAGAAAATTGTTGAGTTGTAGGAACTGATAGTTGCCCAGGCAAACCTGGAATAATAATTTCGCCTCCCGATGTACGAATATGTTCGGGAAACTCTTCCATTACGCGCATATACTTAGATGATAAACCGCGCATCTTAGTACGAGCTTTCTCAATCTGTCCAAGGACTCTAGCGTTTAACTCTTCGACACTAGCATCACCTCTCGCAAACTTAGCATATATTTTTAAAAGATCAGGACCTGATAAAGCTCCAAGAATATCTTGAGAAGCTTTAGGATCACGTCGCATAGCAGCAATTTCTTTGTAGAGTGCGTCTAGCTCTTTCTGATCTTTTAAAATCTCTAATGCTTGTTTACGAGCCATCCCTGGTTTAATATCTGGAAGCGCTCTCCTGCGACCTGCAACGGCATGTTCCATATTATCCAGTTGTGCATCTAAGGCGTCTCTAAGATTGTTCGTTTGTTCTTGATGCCACGTAACATATTCACGTAAGTCTTTAGAAATTTCAGTCTTTGGTAATGGTGTTTGACTACCTGAAGTCGAGATAACTTTGTGAACTGCTTTAGCTAAACTTGGAGTTGACTGAACTTTAACAATAGCTTTATCGAGAGCATTTTGAACGCCTTCAATTTTACCCAAAACGTTAGTTAATAGGTTTAACGCGGTCTGTGCTTCGCGTTCTTCACCTTTTAAACTATCGATACGAATTCCAGACATTCCACCACCTGGTAAAGGTTTAAAACCTTTGGCAGCGGATGCCGTAATGTTATCTTCAAGGATCTTACGCTCCATTTGAAGATTTTTGAGATGTTGAATAATACCCTGGAGCACGCCACCAAAGTGACCTTGTAAAGCATCAGCGGCTGCAGACGCGGTGGATTGTAAAAGGGCTACTTCCGAACGTAAACTTTTAACCGTTCCTGCAGCAGTTGAAATTTTAGAAATATCAATATCAATTGGTGCCTTAATACTAATATTACTTTGTAGTGCGGAAACCTTAGACTTGACTTGATCTACAAAAATCTGGAGTTGGTCGGGAGCAAAAGCTTTACCAAAAGCAGCTTTTAGATTTTCACTGGCTTTAGTAAATTGACTGATAAGTTCGGCAGAAGTCTTCTTGGATTTCTCAATAACTTTATCAAGAGCCGAATCATCAATTACTAATTTAAATGGATTGTCGGGCATCTATTATCGTACCTCAATTGGCAACCCCTTCATTTGCAGGTCGCGCAAGACATCAGCATCATCCAATTTAGTTACATTTTGTGTACTTTGGCTTTGGTCATCACCGTCAAGCTCAGCCCCATGAATGGCGGCCTGAAATCTTAATCGATTGGCNATGTAATCTGACACTGCTGCCCCTAACATATTAATTTGTCTCTTTGGCATCGATAATACTTTAAGTGGGGCCCAACCACACTCAACTGCAAACATAGCAAGCGAATGTGTGAACAAATTAATTTCTTGTTGCATGACTGTCATTGATGCTTTTTCTGCTTCATGAACCTCTTCTTCTAAAGGCCTGATCGATTCCCATAAATCAAGGAACATGAGTTCAATTGTATCGCTATCAAATCTATCTTCGATCTCGGAAACGGAAAGGCCAGTAAAAAAGGAGAGAGCCCCAATTACTGTTTCAGGGTCTCCTAAAGAAGATTCAAGGGGATTTATGAGAAGAGTTTCTTCAAGCAGTTCCCAGAGTTGTAATTCTACAATCCAGGATGGAGGAAGAGTAACAGTTAACTCAACACCGTTTACATCGGTATAAGTTTTAGTTTTAGTTAAAAATACTTTCCATGATGTAGACACTAGTCCCCAGCTTCTACAGGAACTTCAGGTAATGCTGGAGCTGATGGCATACCAGGCATTACTCCTGTAGGAATCTGTTCCAAACGCTTGGTCCACTTCTCGGAGTATTGTACAACAAACGGAATAATAAATTCAAAAACGGCATCACCATCATAATTATTATCAACATCATCTGATGAGATGCCGAGAATAATCGCAACGATTTCAGTTACCCGTTCAGGAGCTTGGGTCGTAATAAACTCGAGAAGTGCTACGCCAGGTTCTTTAACGCCACCACCTAGAATATCAGCAGGGACTTCAGTGATTAGATCACCAACGATCTTGAGAACTTTTCTTTCTTTTCCCCAAGGAAGTTTGGTACTAACAGATTTCTCAACGTCGTTGATATCAACGATTTTTAAAGTATCGGTAGACATGAGGGTAGGCCTCCTAGACCTCTTTCAATTTTGTCGTTAAGCCGCTTTTTGAATTTCGACTTTGAACAGCTGTTTACCAACCACGAGTGTTCCGCCGGCCCAATCAGTGCAAACCTTGGTTGTGTTATCCCAAGGAACCATAGCATGGAATGTGTAAGGCATTTTGTGGTGAGTATCGCCGAAGTTCATTTCGATCGATCCATCACCCTGCGCATTCCAGATCATGACATTGATTGTCCAACCGTAAGGAGTCTGGTGAACCAACTTCAAGGCTACGTTTGTGAAGGCAATTTGCCCACCGAAATCCATGATCTCAGTGTTTGTCGCGCTTGATGTTAGTCCAGCGCCCAACGCATACAGGAAGTTGTTTGTGTTCCACTCAATACCAGAAATCTTCAGAACGGCTGTTTCCTGTGTAGCAAACTGCGCGATCAAGGTTTTTGGGAATCCTTGAAAGATTTCTTCCTTTGTACGAGTAGTTGTTAGTGTAGCACCAGATTCAACGGCACCGACGTCGATGGAAGGTGTAGTTCCCGCGGGTCCGAGGTAAAGAACGCAAGGACCGATCGAGAGTCTATTGGTGTCGTAACTTGGTAGATTGTAGGGCATATCTTCTAACCCCCTTATTGGAGTCTGCGAGGCTCGTTTTAAATATTGTCAACTTTTTATGTAAAGGTGCCCGACCTAAATAGGTCATCTAAATACAATTCTTGCCATAACGACTTTTGTCTGAAAGGTCTACGGCAAAAAGAGCAGGGCAATAAATCAATAACGAGAAATCCCCGAGTAAGTAGCGTGAACGTTTGTTTACAATGTTCACAAACATGTTCACTAATTACAACTCCAGACTCAAGTTTATCCCACTTCATTATGTTTTCTGCGCTAAGTAGCACTCTTTACCACAACGCCGACAAAGAGTTGTTACTCGAGAAGCTTCTTCAATAAAGATGTAATGATCTTTATATTTCATTCTCAACATCTTTAAGTCAGAAGTTACATAACCTAAAACTGAATCACAGCTTGAACACTTCCAAGCAAGGTCTTTAACATCTTCAGCCATTTTCAAACCTCCGAAGGGCTTCTATTGCATTAAGCTCAGGTACATTCGTATTTGAATATTTGCCAGTTGTAGCATGTGCTAGCAACCGTATAGTTGCAAAATAAATCAACTTCTTGGGTAGGTGCCAAGCTAACCAAAACCAAAACTTCTCTTTAAATTTATGAATCCTATGTTGAGTTAAATTTAAAAACATATCAACATGAATACATGAAGGTCCCGCAAGACACTCCAGCTTTAATGAACACCAATGACATTTCACGGCTTGAAAAAGTCGCATTATTTAAAAAACGCAAATACTTGAATTCGAAACATTCCATAATAAAGTATTGAGTCGGGATCCATTTCTTGTGATGCGTTAGTTGTAATTCGAAATTGTATTCTAGCTCCATCATTGGGTGCTGGAAAGAACTCATTATCAAGAGTCAATCTTATATTATCAAATATAAGGTCGGTCTCAGAATAGTCTTTAGATGAGTAAATATACATATCATATGCAGGTGAAACTCTTTTAGTATAACGATAATCTCGAGGAGCAGAAATACGCATGAAACAAATACAAGGATACTTAGGATCTTTTACTCCCGCTAAATAAGTAGGATAAACTCTAGTGCCAACAAGTTTAGAAATATTTGAATTATTTATAAGAGTGCGCCTTAACGTAGCATCTATATCATCTAAATAACCCAAGGATTATCCTCCCGATAAAATTTTATCAAACGCACGAGCGAGAATCTTGTGTGGCTTTATTCGTCTTGTACCATTCTCAATATAATTTGCATAACTACAAATGTTCTTATCGTAGTAAATTTCGAATGCGACCGAACCGTCGGGTTCGATAATAGTTCTCTTAGAAATTGATCGTAGCAACTTTCCTGTTCTTTGAGTAAAGTTGGATTCAGCACTTCGTACTTCTCGTGAGGCCATTGCTAAGTCTTTAGCTTCTTCATAAATTTTATTAGCAATGGCCTCAGTACGAGTAGCATTCTCTCGCTTAACTTTTTCAGTCCATTGTTTTACATAATCTTCTAGGCTCATTTATCCAATGGAGGAAAAGTTAAGTTTTGATCAGGCACCAAACGTTTTAAGTATCCTTCCAGTTCATTTACTGGTTTATGCAACGGATGTCCTTCTGGCACGTCACTTGCACTACTTGCAAATAGCGCTCTTGCAAACCTTAAATAGAGTTTGGCCAACTCAATTTTTGCAAGAGTAAATTTGGGATGCAATGCAATTGCCTTCTCAAGATGTTTTAACCCTTCCTTTATCTCCCCATCCTCGATAAAATGTAAAGCTAAATTAAAGTATGGCTTTGGATCTTTAGGATCGCGGTGCATCGCCTTCTTATTTAACTTCACGTACTTCTTAAGTTTGTCCGGTAATTTAGGAGTTAAGAACCCAAAGTGATTGATAATCCCTTTCGCCCGAATAACCGACTTATTTTTAAGCTTAGATAATGAGTCCTCAATAGTTTCATGAATAACTCCTGAGAATCGAATATCAGGACGATTCTGAAACATTCTCATTACTTCCGTAAAAACGTCTGGACGCCCAACTTGTAAATTATTAACACTGAACATAATCGCGGTTGGTTGTGATTCAAGCGCGGTTGGTAGTTCGGGTGGCTTTGTATACTGCTCGTCCATATCCATTACAAGGATGTAAGCGCCAGTTGATTTATCAATCAAATAATTACGCATATCAGAATAATCATCATTCCATGCACGTTCATACGCTTTACCACCCCAACGTTCAATCAACCATTTTAAATCTTCTCGGTTTGGACCAATACGAAAAACGATTTCATCTGCGATCGTACCGATAGACTCGAGAAACATTTGCACTTTATGTAAAGGTTCCGACTCTGCCATTGCATTCAGGCTGATTGTATACTTATTTGAACCAAACCATTCCGATAAGATAATATGAGTTTGATCGGTCAAATGGGAATAATCAGTACCCCCTACAAGTTCTTCTACAGGATTTGGGTCTTTCGCTTCATAGTATTGACGTTTAGTCTCACGTTGTACAGGATCAATGTACCCGTAGTGAATAATGTGCACGTTCACTGGCGCAGTACTAACTGCAGGCACATTAGGCATTCTACTACAATGCAACGACGTTCCTGGAGATCCGGCAAAATGTTTAAGATTGGGGAGTACCTTAATCATAAAGATTCCGTTTGTAGGCGGATATGTTACATGATAAGTTTTAGGAGAGTTCCATAGATGAATCCACCGACCAATGAATGAATAGCATCCCGGAATAGGTGTATTAACCAATCTTTGAAGATACGCACGATCCACCTTCTCTTCAAAGAATTCATCATGATCAAGAGTAACCATCCATTGCATACCTTGAGCTGAAGAAAGTTCATACGCTTTCTCACGTTGTACGACTTCAATCTCTCCAGGCATATTTGTGTAAGTACTATTAGGATAATTTTCCTTTAACCAAGATGCAATATCCCAGCCGCTATCATCATCAACTACGTTGACTATATCAAACATAGCATAATGACGATCCATCCATAACTTCAATTCCTCTTGAGTACACTTGATTCGAGTATTCAAAGAAATCTTTTGTTCAGTTGGTACAGCGCCATTTACAAGCTTGACGCAATCCATACGATTATGAGTACCTTGATCTTCATCTGTGGCTAAAGATTTGGAACCATGATGAAATACAAAGGCACTCTTATCCACCCAACATGAATATCCAGCCTCGTTTACACGGCAACAAAATTCGACATCTTCGTTGCCATTACGTAAACTTACATTAAATCCACCCATTTGATCCCAAATAGATTTTTTGATTAACATACAAAATCCAGAAACGATAGCGGAGTAAATCCATTTACCGCGATTCTCACTAGCATTTCGTGCCGCAAACTGTTCTAAGTGATCAACGTGAAATCCTTGAGGTAATTGCACCATTTGATGCGACATCACATAATTACTTGCGGGAGCAATGATCGCGGGTGGTGGCGCCGGTCTTTCAACTGCCTTATCTAAGGACTCAAAACAGGACACTAAATGAGCCAACCAATCTGTTGTAACAATAGTGTCATTGTTTAAAACACAAATAAACTCGCCTTTAGCTTTTGATGCACCTAAATTAACGTTTGCACCGAATGACGTATCGTCCGTAGTATTATGAACGAAATGAATGTTGTTATAAATCAGTTCCCATTCCATCATTGTAGCAATTGTACCATCATTTCCAACACCGCAAACAATGATTTCAAATGGAATATGTTTTGTTTTCTTCAATGATTCTAAACATTCAAGAGTGTAACGCAGCCCATTGTAAACTGGGATTACGATAGAAACCTTAGGATTCATAAATCCTCCACGGTGAGTTATTGTTGAGACGTTTCAGCGATTATAAAGAATTGCCAACCTTTGGGATAATTAATGTGAGGGGAAGGAACAACATCTTGAGCCCAGCCATGCCAGCCTTTAGATGTAACAACATGATCTTTAATTTGAGGTTGGAATGCTTGTATATAGCCAACAAGCCACTGACCTCTTTCCCAACCTGAAGCTGCAACATTATCTCTTTGTCTTTCAGAAGAAATATCCATTATACTTATTAGATACGGCCCAAATGTTGTTGCAGATAAAATAGGTTGTCCTTGTTTATCTTCCGCTCTAATACTAATATTGTACGTCAACCAAGAAGGAGTTAACGTTGTAATTGAACGAAATTCATTTTCTGAAAGCTTGATTCCGCTTTCTGTAAACGATAAATATTCTGTGATGGTATTTCCAGCTGAAGTAAAGCCGTCAATGACAAGCACGCCGGGTTCATTAATAGAAACTTCTACAGATAAAAACGCAGCTGAACTTGGATTTAAAAGATCATATATAGATCCATTGATCCAATTCTCAAGAATAAAGTTTGAAGATCGTGTGAAGGTAGCTTTATCGTTAAATTGCATTAGATCCAATCCCTTGGGCCACGACTTTTAAATGAATGAAGCATTGCTAATACTTCTGGGCCTAGCATTGGCATTACATCTGAAGCATACTTCTGCCATTGAACTCCGCCGGCATTGTACTGTTGGAGATTAGCGATACCTCGGTTACGATACATCTGAGCAGCGATTTCCAAGCAAATCCATTTCAATGTTTTTAAATCTGTAGCATCAGGAAGATATCCCGCGGTATAATCGATATAAACACTTTTTGGAAAACTTGAACAGAAAAGGTATTGATCGGATTGTACTTGGCCTGCTTCATACCACATAACATAAATCATATCACAAGGAATTCCTACGGTATCAATAATACTCGTATAAGCGGTAATGCCATGAACTGTTGTTAAAGGGTATTCAGGAACCCAAAGTGTACCAGCATCAACTGCATCAAGCGTTCGTGACCGCCTTAAAGATTCAAACTCTCTACCGCAAAAAGTTCTCAAGTACGCATCGGCGCTTGTTAAGATAATATCAAGAACGGTATCTAACCCTACGACATCATCTACATCCATGTAAGCTTTGAATTCAGTTAATCCCGCTAACATAGTTCAGTCACCTCTATCACAATTTGAAACCTATTATAAACTTTACCACTAAAAAATACAGGGGACCCGAAATGGAGTCCCCTGTATCTAACTCAATGATCTCTCATCAAGCTTATGATACTGCTAGATTGTATCCTAGGGATACAATATAGTTTGTCGACGCATCGTAGACTGACTTGAAGTCGAGTCTTTGATGGCATACGAGCAGATGCGCATCGTCTTGTGGCATGTCCCAAGTTTTCACGGTAATCGCTCTGCGATCGCCGAAGAGGAACGAAGGAGTATGTACAAGCATGATGACTGTTTTTGTGGTTGTTACGCCGTCATATACACCGAGAGCGTTCATATCCTCGCGCACGAACTCACTGACGATAATCGGAATGTTGTCAAACTTTCCGAGCTCACCAGAAAGGATAGTAGCGTTAGGACCGTACTCATTGAGTCTCAACACTTCAGTGATACCTAGGATCTTATGATAACCAGAGATGCTAGTTACATAAGCTAGGTTGTTAGGATCGACGCCATATTTTCCCATCTTTGCTCTCATTGAACGGAGATAGGCAGCACCTTGTGCATATGTCCCACCAACGGTCCAGCCACTGCAATCAACCTTCGCGGCAGCTTGAACTTTATAG